TCAGTATTTACCGTTTTGTTCGTATCTGCAAGATTTTCATAATCCTGCTTCGTAAGGTTGTTTTTAGTGATATCTCTCACGTCAAACCTTAAACTATGCTCTACAGCAAAGTCTTTTAACTCCTTAAGGAAAGCATACCATTCATCTCTGCTGTCCTCGTCAATTTTGTTTACAAGATCTCTGTTGTAATACACTTTCATTGTCTCACCATCCGCTAAACTGATACTCACTGCACCAAATGTGTCTGCATCTTCTCTAAATTCAAACTCGAAAAACACAGCATCTGTTGGATCTGCTGTAGCGGCGCCGTTCTCATCACCTAACCTTATGTTAGAGAACTGTGATCTGATCTTGTTGAATAAATCTTGCGAGTTTTTTGGGTTCATATAGTGTATTTATTATCCTGTGAATGATCCAAATATGGGCATTGGAGTTATCTCGCTGGTCCTGTCTGTCCACTTTTCAAATATTTTTGGATCAAAATCTGCTAAAACTTTCATCATACGTGTCATTAATAAACACGCACTCACAAGGTCATCGTGCTGTCCTGGTTTTGCCTTGTAACTGAGTCCTGACGCCACGAAGTCTTTCATCTCTGAAATCAACAACTGAGAGTTTATCTTCATTTTGTCATTCTCAATCAGTTCTTTGAATTTAGTACACGCATCAATTTTGTGTTTTGCTGTGGTGTTGAATCCTCTTCTAAACTTTCTCCTGTGTCCTTTCCTAATGGGTTCGCTCAAAAACATTCCTTGGATGTTCTCTTCACCTATGTCCATAACCCTCATTAACGCCGCTTCACCTATTGTATTGTTTTCCATTGAGTAAAATATTTGTGGAGTCGCTGTGGCGTCTCTCTCCATTATGGTGTCGTGGATGTGTTTGTTGATTCCTTGCAGTATTCTTATCTGTTGGTTCATGGGTGTTTGGTTATGATGCCATTCTCCAACTTGTTCGAATGTTGGTAACTCAAAAACTTGTATCGCGGCATAGTCACCTCCTGTACCCATGCTTGGATCTAGACTTACCATGTATGTGTGTCCGGGGGTTGGCCGTTTGAACCAACGCACTTGTCCTGTTGTTTCTACAGGCGCAGTTCCTTCCATGTCCGCTAACACTATGCTAGATATCAAAGTCTCATCAAAGATCAAGAATTCGCATTCGTGTTCCCTTCTAAATCTTTCTTCACCAATTCTCGCTCTTTCTTGATCTGCCCACGCCTCGTTCCTGTCAGGGTGTTCAGACCAATGTGCCTTCATGGCGTAGAATCCGTTTGTACCTAGTATTTTGTCATTGCCATATTCGTCGAATCTCTTGTTTGCCTCTTTCCAGATCATAGCAAACTGGTCTTCATCACTGTTTGGTGTTGATGTGATCATGCACTTACCACCTGTACTCAAAGTTGGTGACAGTGACGTCCAAAACTCTTTTGCTTTCTCTGGAGGTTGCACGAACGCAAACTCATCACAGTATATTAACGTAAGTGACATACCCCTACCTGTGTTTTCAGTAGTGGTTGTTGCCATGATTTTTGATCCATTGTCAAATTCAATACTGTTCCTGTTGTATTGTGTCACACCTGCTTTTATCCAACTAGGTAACATCTCATATGCGTAACGCACCCTAGACATGATGTCTGATGCTCCTGCGTATTTGTGTGCGGCGATTAGTATCTGTGAATCTGGTCTGAACATAGCATACCAAATTAGGAAGCCTGATGCACAGGTTGTTTTTCCTGTCTGCCTTGGTAGCATGGCAATTGAAAATCTGTGGTCGTTGTAACTGTTGATCAATCTTTCCTGATATGGGAACGGTTCAAATGGCATTGACCCTTTCACCGGATGTTGTATCTTCATGAAAGTCTTCATAAAGAACAAAGGACCAGTCTTTGGGTCCATACACTTCTCAAGTTGTAGTACCTGTTCTTTGGTGTACTTGTGTTTCTTGTGCGCCTTTTTGATTTGGTCGCTATCTAATGATACATACGCCATAGTGTAGTATTTAATAGCAGATTGTTACTAGGAAAAGTCTTATTTTTTCTCTTTTGCTTCTTTGTCTTTAGCCGCTTTTTTCATTGGCTCAGATTTATTACCATCTTTGTCTAAGTCAATGTAGTCTGGTTTTGCCGCTTCTTGGTACGCCTGTTTGAAACTTTCGTACTGTGTTCTCAAACTGTTTGCTAGTTCTTCCTCAGTGATCTTGTCTTCTCTAGTCACTGCCATTGCGTTGTCACCATCCTGTGCTTTCACAAACTGTGGCTTCTGTCTATTCAATCCGCCTGAGTGTTTGTTTACTAGACTGTCAACGTCTTGAACTTTCTCTTCAGGTTCGTTAGCAAATGTTTCTTCTTGTTTTTCATCTTCTGGATTTTTTACAATGTCTCTCATTCTAGCCATGTCCATTGAACCTGCCGCATCGTCTGTGTCCATTTCTGGTTCTGCTTGTGGTTCGTCTGCACCAATCATCTTAGCGTCAACTGGTTGCACACCTGCAAGTTTCAAGATCTGCATCATCATTGATGCTTCTTGTGGAGTGTCTGTTGAAATTTGTATTGCTTCTTTTACTGTTTCTTTCTTCATCATTTTACCCTCTCCTGCCGCAATGCCGTCATCGTCATCTTCATCGCCATTGATTGCATTGTAGAAAC